CACTGAAGCTACAGCGGATGCAAGTGCTGATGTTTTTGGAGATCAAACTGATCGTGCCGTAAAACATCTCGCTGCACATATCATTGCCATTCAACTTGCACAAATGGGCATCCAAATTGGTGCCACTGAGGGCAAGGTATATGGCAAGGGGCTTGAGGCCACACAATATGGCCAAGAGTTCAAACGAATGACTGAAACCGTCGCTGGTTCTTTCTCCATTGGTTTTGTCGCATGATCAACGGTTCATCGCCATTAGCTAATGCCACTCTTGTGTGGTCCGTAGCTTCTGGCTATGCCTTTGATTCTGACACTGGTAACTATGTGGGCCTTTCATCAGGCGTCACTTACTACGCCAGCTTGCGTCAAAAACGCAATCCACAGTACGATTATTTGCTTGGTGCTGATAATACGGCTGTGTATATGGAAGGACGCTTAACGGGGCCTCTAGCCCTCTCTGGCGTCACTCCTGGCAGTTCTGCTGCTGCCACCATCAATGGAAGAGAAGGACGGTTTGAGCTATTGCCGAACGAACAAATTGCTGAACATTATTGGCAGTTCCTAGGCGCACCAATCAGAGGCATCTTTAGACTGGTTGGTAAAGGAAGCGTACAAAACGTTTGACGCTTAACCACTTTCTCTTTCTCCATTGCTGAGGCAATCTCATGCTCTACCACCCCACAGAACTGGTTAAGAGCCAAGACGTCATTGTACGTGTTGGCTCTATTATCACCGCTAGCGGTCGTCCAGTTATCACTCAATCCGGCGCTACTTTCACTGTTAGCGGCGCTCCCACTCTTTATACGCTGCAAGCAGCTACCACGGCTTCTGTTGCCTTCAACGATGGCAATACTGAGTTCTACCTGCTTGGCGGCGGTGGTTTCTCTGATAGCGTGATCGTTACTAGTGCAGCCACTGCGTCTATCACTTCCTACTTCCAGAAGGATGTTGACGGTACTGTATTTATTCCCAACAGTTTCGACGAAGCTTTCCAAGTGATTGCCACTGGTCGTTATGACAAAGATGCTGAAGTGTACGTTGAAATCAACAAGCAACTTGGCGTGAGCGGCACCACTTATTACTACGACCGAGTGGCTTATGTTGGCCGTGTGATGAACTACAGTGAGAGCTATCCTGCCGATAACCTTGTCGAAGTGACCTTTGATCTTATGAGCCGTGGCCGCATTGGCATTCATCAGAATGCTGAAAGCACCGGCAGCATCATCCCGACTGCTCCTAACTGAGCCTTCGTTTGATTGTTTTCTGCTAGCCTCTCCTTACGGGGAGGCTTTTTCATTGTGAACATTACTCAGCTACGCGACACCGTTGTTACTTTACTGTCCGCGTCGCCCGATTTAATTGGAAATTATATTTTTCCAAACGGCACGCTTGTCCCTGCTGTATATGTAGCCGGAAGACAAGGTGTTCCTACTGAGTGGAAAGCAATCGGACTGGAGGTGGTCATTCAAGAATTTTCTCGCCTTATGCCATCGCCTGCATTGGGAAAATTCAAGCGCCGTCAAGAGTGGACTGTAGTGATGGTAAATTATGACACTACTTCCTCTAATTTAACGACAGCAGCGGAACGCATGGCGACACGGTTTCCCGACGCACGATTTTCTTTTTCTCCTGAAACGGACATCGCCTATGGCCAGTATCGCATTATCATTCCTGATACGGACATGGGCTACTTAGCGTAATGAAAAACAAAAAATTAATGAAAAGCATTTGCAAGCGTGCATGGCTTTTCAATGTAAAACAAGAGGATGGCCTATTAGTAGCTGGCTTCGCTTGCTTTGTTCATGGCTGCCCAATGGAAGTAGAAATGGTTGTTGACGGCAAGCAGCGCAAGGTGATGGTGCCAGCCAGGGCCGTAAACGGCTCTGTGCCATTGCGAATGATGAACGCTAGACTTTCGTTGCTTCCATTAACTGACAATGAGTAAATACTCCGACTTTTTTCTTCTTAGTTCGCCCGAGTATCAAGAGATTGGCGAAAAGCTACGTTTGCGAAAATATGGCAGTTGGCTAGCAGAAGAAGCTTGGCTGCGTGAAGAGCAAAACAAGAAACGCGCTCAATTCACACTAAAGACCATTCAGCTAGCGCGAAATATTGCCAAGGTGAAAGACATCCCTGAAGAAGAAGCCTTTCAACTGTTGCAAGGAGACACGCCTGAAAGGGCAGAAGTATTGAGCGAATTCTCGGAAGACACTTCTCGGCTCATGAGCTTGGTGCCATCAGGCCGGGAACAGTTTGAAGACTTGGTGACCATGTTCTTCCGCAATCGTGGAGAAGTGTTTGACGGAAAGAAGTGGCGCTCCACTGACGAATGGGAAAAGGCTGACACCAATAAGCTGCCACAAGACTTGCTGCAGGCCGTAGAAGTCTTTATGGCGCAAGAAGACGCTGCTTTGCAGGGAGGTGATGAAGAGGAAGAAGAAGCCCCAAAATAGCCTTCCTAGAGCGACTGGAACGAAGTTGCGACCAAGCAATAAATCGCTCTACTGACTGGACTGCTATTTACTGTCGCTTTTTGTCTTTTGCCATTGTTGACCCCATCTTTCATGCGGAACGCTTTGGTCGGCTTCCCATTGTTTTCTTGCAAACTTGCTTAGAAAATCTGTTTGAAATACACAAGGAGCAAGTCAATGCGCAGAGCATCTCTACGGCGAAGTTAAGCGGGCTGGTGTTTTCTGCATTATCTGGAAAAGGCAAGAAGCCAAGCCTAGAAGACTTCCTGCCCTACGAGATTAAGAAGGGCTCCAATGACTTGCAAGAAGAAACGATAGAAGCAATGAAGTGGGCACTGAAGCATGAAAAAATGCCGCCTGCCATCGTGGGCTTAATTGGTGCTGAACTTGGCTAAGCTAATAGGAAATAGTATAAATTGAAATGCCTGTCAGCGATGGCTTGACAAATAGGCTTGTTCGCCTTGAAAGCTCTGTAAGTAGAGTATTCAAGAAGGCAATGGACTGGGCTGAGGAAGATTTCCGTCGAGAGATTGAATCAAAGAAATGGGACTGGCCTAATGACACGAAAAGACGCAATAAAACGCCAGTAGGCTCTCCGAGGGATATTGTTGATTTGGCAGGATTAAGGGATAGCCAAAAAAGAGAAAATATTGATGACAATACCACAGTTTTTACTTGGACAGGCGGAGAAGGGCGCTCTTATGCGTTGGAGATTCATGACGGCTATACCTCCAAGGGGGGCAATGATATGCCAGCACGTCCTTTTACTGATGAAACTATTTCTAGACTAGATGAAGTAATCAGTGGCCTGCTTTCGGAGGAGATAAGAAATGTCTAGTTTCAACGCTGAATTTAGGGTTGAAGATGGCCAGGCAAGGCAATCTATTAAAGAGCTTAAAAAAGGCATTAAGGGCCTAACAGAGGCGTTTGAAGAAGCCGAAATTGGCGGTAAGGATTTTATTGAGGCGGCTAGTGGCTTAAGCGGCCTGCAAAAAGAATTAAAGGATGCTCGTAGTGAAATTGTAAATATTGACAAGGCCTACGGGGACCTGAACAAAGCCCTTGACTCCCTGGGAGGTGCCTACGACAAGGCAGGCCGCGATGCTCAAGATTATCATAATAAATTACTAAGCTTAGCTCAAGATTCTTTTAAGCAAGAAGACAGGCTGCGCGACAAAAATTTTCAAGCAGAAGTTGATGATTTCGATAGACGATTAAAGCTTGCCAGCGCGGCTGCTTCAAGGATGTCGGCCCAACAGCGGGCAATCATGGAATTTCGCGCTGGAATGGGGGCAAAAGGAGCTTCCTGGGTCGCAAGCTCTGTCCAGGGCACTCCTCAACAATTTGGGAGTCCAGCGTATTTTGATGCTCTTAATAAAGATCTCAAAAGAGCTATTGACGAAGGCCGTCAGCTTGATGCTGAAATAAAAAGAGCTGCTGAGTCGAGAGAACAAGCGATCATGGAGTTTCGCTCTGGCATGGGAGCTAAAGGCGCTATCCCAGCAGTTGCGAGTCCTATTCGCGGCGGCATTGAATATGGGCCTGCCTATGGCAGCGCGGGCAGCCCTGCGTACTTAGAGGAAGTCGCTAAGGCAGCGAAGGAAGCTTTTGATCCCGCATCGTT